CCATCATTGCGTCTGCTTGTTGGTACGACATTACCGCCACTTCACTTTCACCATAGTTAAGGTGAACATCTTCGAGCGACAACATCGCGGTCATCGCTTGGCCAGCAAACCAATCTCTAAGACTCATGCCTTTCATATCTGCCGCTGTCTGTCCAATGGCAACAGGAAACGCTGTTTCGTCGTCGTTGTTTTTCATCGTGCCACCATCTCCCCAGCTTCGTTGCGAACCATACCGTTAAGGATGCCTTCGACCCAGCGCGAGTAGTTGTCGTGGATAAACTCGTCGTCTGCCAATCGCATGACAAGAAGCTTTTCTCGATGTTCAGCAAAGAAGACTCGATACAAATTGTGACCAAGTATGAAATCAATCACGTTCTCATCGAAGCCATCAAACTTGACGCGATTGCCGCCAAACTTAGCGACAATCAAATTTACGATTTCGTGCGTGTTCATATGCTTACCGCTCCTGTTAATCCAATGCTACTAACAGTGCCGTAGCCGTAGCCGTTGCCGTTGCCGTAGCCGTAGCCGTAGCCGTTGCCGTTGCCGTAGCCGTAGCCGTAGCCGTTGCCGTTGCCGTTGCCGTAGCCGTTGCCGTAGCCGTTGCCGTTGCCGTCGCCGTAGCCGTCGCCGTAGCCGTAGCCGTAGCCGTTGCCGTTGCCGTTGCCGTAGCCGTAGCCGTTGCCGTTGCCGTCGCCGTAGCCGTAGCCGTCGCCGTTGCCGTTGCCGTTGCCGTAGCAGATTGGCTTAAAGGTAGTTTTCATTAGATCCCCCAGTCTGCATCAACAGGGACGCAAAACACTTCTGCCGACTGTGGTATCTCAACTGGTCGCGTCATTGCTTTTAGTGTGACCTTGCTAGACTTAGGATCAGCGACCATTCCGCCAAATCCAATAGACTCCCACCGAAAAACATGCACTGCGCGCGTTAAGTAGATTCGCCCGTTCTCACGCCAAATATCACCAGCGAAGATCCAGCCGCGATCAACAACCACAATGGCTCGCTCGCACTTCGGATAATTTGCTTTTTCTACAAACTCAACGCCATCAACAACAATCGTCTTCATGAAAATAAATCCTTAAATAGTTGGTAATTCAAAGAACTTCGCCAAGTCAGTCGTAAAGTGATCCAGCACAATGTCCAAACTCATCTGCACCCGTGCTGCAAGATACGACAGCTCAACCTTCGCAAACTTGCGACCGTCCACGCTTCGAACACACACGACAAGAGCATGCGTGTCGTCGACTAGCAAATACCGATGCCCGTGAAGCAAGTCGTCTTTGGCGACCTCAATTAGCGATTGAGACGCCCGTTCTAAAATGACCATAGATAATTCCTTTTCTAATTAGTTGACTTCCATAAGATCAAACAACGAACCTTGATTCGTGTCTGCTAACGATGTGCTTGCTTTTTCCAGATTCCTGCATGCCTGAGCGTAGTATTCAGGCTTCAGTTCGCACCCGTAAAACCGTCTCGGATCAAGGATTCGTTTGCCTGTTTTCGGTGACTTGCCACCGAGCGAAACGTAGCCTTCCGAACCGATGCCAGTAAACGGACTAAATACCAATTCGCCTGGATCGGAATAGAGCAGGACGCATCTGCGAATGACTTCCAACTGCAATGGGCAGATGTGCTTCGTGTCCTCATCGCTCTTGGCCGCTGCTGTGTTCAGCGTGTCTGTCTCGTGAATATCGCTCCAGCATCCTTCTGCCCAGTCGATCCATTCGTTGCGGCTGACTTGTCCTTTTGTGTCGATCTTCTTTTCGTTGACTCCAGGCTTGCGAAACTTGATTAAGTAGTCCTGCAATGTTCCGCGTTGTGCTGCCCTGTCGTTTTCCAGTCCACTGAACTGCAGCTCTCTTGATCGTGTACGAATAGCCTGAGCTTGCGGATTCTTCCTTACGCTCCAGTCGTATTCGTAAGTCAATCCAGCACGTTCACCAAGTCGAATGTTCATTCCTCGAAAGTCGCACAAACCAACGCCACCGGATCGCTTCATGCGTGGTATCTGGCAAACGTGGACGATAGCCGCCCTTCCTGGTTTCAGAACCCTTGCGAGTCCTTTAAAGAAGAACGACAGATGAATTCGAGCTTCAGCACCAACGCTATCGACGTTGCCAACATCCGATACCGAATCGGTGTAAGCGTATAGCGATGGAAACGGTGGACTGAATACGGCAAAGTCTACGCATGACTCCGGCATGTCTTGTAGCATGTGCGGGATACAGTCCCCGTGATGAATGTCCCATTGTCTATCGTTGAAAACTGGCATGACCTATATCCTCTCTAAGTATTTGATTGCGTTGCGAATTATCTTCGTGTCGTCCTGGAAGTGTCCAATTGCTCTATTGCAGTTAAAACACAGTAGCCCTCGAACTTTCATGCTATCGTGGCAATGGTCTACGTGAGGCGTTTTCGTAAACTCAATCTCGCATATCGCACAACAGTTTTTCTGTGCTTGCAACATCGATTCATACGCATCAACCGTCAGTCCGTATCTGTTGCTAATCTCGACATGCCTGCGCCTTTGTGGATTGGCTTTGCGGTATTGCTTCGAACGCGTCTTGTAGTACTCTCGCGTTCTCTCATCTTCCGCGTATCGCTTGCGTTTTGCTGCATTGATTTCATCGCGTTTTTGTTTCCGTGTTGCGGCCCATTTCTCCTTGTTCTTTTCGTAGTACTGCTTCATGTACTCTTTGCTAGATCGCGGAACAATTGCTCCTGCTCCGCCGTGTCCGACTGAACTCTCGACGCTTTCCGCATTACGTTTTCCACAAACGGCATCTCCAGTTCCGTCACTGGAATGTGAACGTTTAGCGGTCTTGTCGATCCGATTCGATTTGCCCTTTTTACGCATTGATAGTACTCCTCGTAAGAATCTTTTAGCCCCGAGAAAATCATACGCGTACACACTTGCAAGTTCAACCCGAATCCTAAAATTTTTCCTTTTGAAATTAGGGTTTTTACTTTTCCTGATTTAAACTGATCGATGTACAACTGGCGTTTTGCTTCTGGTGTATCTCCACTGATCGAAACCGCTTCAGAAAAGGTCTTTTCCATCTGCTCTTGTTCGTCGTTGTAGTGGCACCAAATTATTGTCGATTCGTCATCCATCCAGCTTTCGACTTGCTTCCTAATAAACCCGTTCTTATTGGATGCGATGCCGTTTTTGCCTTTGGCGATCTGAGATAGCTTGCCGCGAGTCCCAATGCCACCAAGGGAAGTTGTAAGCAAGTCGCCTGTTAGCTGTTGAGCCGCTGTCCGTTGCTCGTCCGTCAGTTCGATATGATCGACATGGACGATGATTGGTGGAGTCACTCCGACATTATCCTTCCATCCGTACACCGCCGGATTCGTCAAGAAGATCGACCAATCAGCAAGCGACCGATAGAAAGGTTTCAAAGCATGAGGCTTTAGTTCCCATCTGTTTTGCGTCTCACCGCGATTGATAAAGTACGTTGCCAGGAACTCGTTGACGGTCTTTGCTCTGTCGAGAAACACAGCATGGTTTGCAAACTCGATTCGGTCGTTTGGAGCTGGCGTGCCTGTTGCGCACAACTTCCATTCAAGGCCGCGACCAAGTTCGATCAATCGAGTACCCCAGGCACCGTAATGGCTTTTGAGCATCGAGGATTCGTCCAGGATCAACGCAGTTAAATTGCCTTGCGTAAGTCCTTCTCTGATAGCTTCGTAGTTAGTGACTCCAATCGCTGAACCTTTCGAGTCTAGCCACGATTGCAAGTCAGCCGCAACTACTCGTCCAATGTTCATTGACTTGTAAAACTTCGACGCCTCTTCAACAGTCTGCTTACAAACCATCAAGGGCGACACAATCAAAACCTTACCGCCGCATTGCTTCAGAGCGTGTTTTGCATACTCCAAAAGCATCAACGTCTTGCCGAGTCCACAGTCTGCAAAGATTGCAAACTTGCGCTTCTGAATTGCAGTCCGTGCAATGTCTCTTTGGTAGTCAAACGCTTCCTTGATCGGTCGATATGTCGTTTGGACAGCCTCAACTGGCAAACCAAATTGAGCCGCGTACTCATCAGGCACAATCGCAGCATTGCCGCGAAAGTGGTAAACGGGTGACTTGCGAAGCTGCAAAAATTGCGAATAGCTCTCGGCTGAGCTTGAGTTAAAAGTTAGTTGCATTCTTGATCAGCCTTGATCAAGACATCACAAGCAACCAAGTAACGCAACGCAACTTGATTTCCTTGATACGACCGAAGCCTTGACTTTGCCAGTTCGGCGTTGTCACGCAAAGACTTTGGCGTTGTGAATCCAAGCAATTCGCATGCTCGTGAATAGTCCATAAAAATAATTCCGATCTGATGCAATCCGTGACCAAATCTTGGCCTGCACCTAAGTTCCCAAAAATTGTTAGCAACGCTGCCAACTGCCCCATGCCTGAACTGTATCGACATGCAAACTATTTTGCAATAGTAGTTCTCAAAGATTTTCCAAAATCGGGGTTTCCAGCCTTCTTTTTCCAGGCTTTTTTAATTGCGTTGACCTGCGGTTTGGTTAGCAAAATGCAGTTTCCGAACCGTCTTGTGTAGCCAAGCTTGGCAGCCCAGCGGGAGATTGTGGCGACTGAACAACCAATTTCTTTTGCAGCTTGTGTAGATGTAATCATGTCAACAATGTACGCCAGTGCAATCAATTTTGCAATTCCGTAAGCTACTTTTCCATTCGCACCCAATGTAGGCTTTGGTGCTAGGGGGTTTGCGGGTCGGTGGGGTCGTCTTCCATCTTTGCCATTGCCAGAACAACCAGCTTGTAGCCTTCAAGCAGCATGTACTTCCCAGTCGGTAGACTCATCACATCTTCGATGAATCTTGTCGCTTCAGCATCTGCGTCAAGCAAGTCGTCTTTAAGTCCTGCATGGATCTGATCCACTGCTGCAATGGTCTGTATGTATTCTGTTCTCACGGGTATGCCTCACTCAAAATCGGATATTGGTATTTGTTGCGTGTACCACAGTTCGAGACTGTTTGGCGGCATGAAGTCCGGTTCATTGTGCGGATGCCCTTCAATGTAAACGTGCGGTTCTGGGTTGCAACTGTACAAGTACGCCCAGAAAAAACCGTGTTCACCGTACTTCTTTTCCTGTAGCTTCGTTTGCTGTTCCATACTTGGAATATCAAACTCTTCGCCATCACCAGGTCCACCACCAACTAGCTGTATCTTTACCATCACTTCTTCCCCTTCTTCTTTGCCACTTTTTTCACACCCCATCGAGCCGCAGCACCAGCCGCACCCTGCTTGCCAAAATTTCGTTGCCCCAGTTCCACAACCGGAGCATCAACGCCTAGCTTTTGTGCCACCGCGTCGCGTATCCACTGGCTTGGCGTTTCACCGTCTGCCAGGTCTGCTGCGATCAGTTCGCCCAAGCCGCACAAGCGAACGTCTACATTGTCTGGAAAAGCCATTCATATCACTTCCCAACCAAACGGCACGCGCCGCAAGATTGTTGCGTAAAGGAATGCCGGATGACTTTCAACCTCCGCGAAAGTGCCGACGATAATTGAGCCGCGATTCCATTCGAGCTTGAACATTTTGAATCCTTGCCGGTCTTGCCGGTCTGTTGGATAGGGGTGGTAGAAGGGCAGGCTTTACGCCTTGCCCATTTAGCTTAACTTTGGAACCGACTACATCTTGAAGATGTTTTCTAGTCTTCCATCTCGTGTCACTGTTGCTGTCATTGGCCCCGAGATTTCCGAAAGAAACTCAATCTTGACGCTATGCACTTCTGGAGAAGCATTGATGAAGTTGATTGCTGCTTGGTATGCTTGGTTCAAAGTTGCCATGATTCGTTTCCTCATCTCATCCCCGTCTCGTGTCGGTCGATTGCCGATCAATCTTGCGGTGATGTAATAACTATACCTAGCATCGGACAATAGGCAAGGGCAACAAGAGCATTTTTTGAAACTATTTTTCGATCAGCCGGATTCGGTCGTCTGGGTGAACCCGCTTTTGGTCGTCTCGTTCCGGATCGATCTGCGTCCAGCTCTCACGAAACTGCCTGGAAACAACCTCTCTAGGCTTGCCAGAATCAAGCCAGGTGACGCGATAGACACCCGATGTACTTCGCACAGGATACTTGCCTTGCGTGTCGCATAGGGTCCAAGAGGCCACCTCGAATCGAAAGGTGGCAGGGTTTTGTCGCCAGACGATTAACTGGTCGTAAACGTGGCAACCTTGCGTATCGTAGTGGTGGTTAAGTTCTAGGAGGTCGGCTTGCTCGGAGCGGGTGAAGGGTTGCGTTAGGGATGCGAGGATGAGGAAGATCATTGGTATCGATCCG